TTCTTGCTTGGTCTATGCGTAGCGTATCAGCCTCATCTATCACCGCGTCAGCGACTTCAAACCCAACCAAACGCTCTGGGTTGTCAGCCGATCTAAATATTATCTGTGAACCGTTCTCTAGTTTGATGGTCGCATCACTTCGATTTAATTTATATTCTATCTCAAGTTTTTGCAGTATTTCTTCAAAGCGTGGAAACGCAATCAATCTAATTAAATCGTATGTCGGCTCAATAAAACCAAAATCCATTGCTGGATATTGTAACGCAAGTTTAATAATCCTTAACACTGCCGCGTGACTTTTTCCCGCTCCATATCCTGCAACCATTGCTGGATGTGTTGATTTTGAATTAATGAACTTTTTTTGCGGAGTGCTTACTCTAATCTTCGTCGTCATCGTCATCTAATCCGTCATCCTCAATAAACTCAAATTTCTTTATTGAGGCTGTTTTTATAGTTGCTTCAACACGATCTGTTGATACGCCTGCTGCTTTACCTCTGGCAATTTCAGCCGTAATAGCCGCATTGATTTGATTGTTTTTAACAGCAAGGTTGCGCAATGTCATTAAGTCTTTTAAATGCGATTCGAGTGTAATGCCAACAGCTTCAATGATTGGTTTGCGTAGTTCGTCAACCCTCGCGGAAATGTCGGGGTCATTCATTAGCTTATAAGCACTATTTTGTATTGTTTCAGGCTTAGTTGTTGGCTTGGTATCAAACGCCCCACGATAAGCGTCCGCCTGTGTTTTTCCTTCTGCAACGAGTTGTGCAAAGCGTTCTTGTTTAGGTGTGAGAGCCATAAGTTTCACCCGTTGATTCTAATGTGGCTTGCCTGCCTGTGAAGTCTTGCCAGCGTTTTACGATAACATCGCAATACTTTGGGTCAAGTTCCATGCTGCGGTTAATGCGTCCTGTTTTTTCGCAAGCAATCAATGTTGACCCGCTTCCGCCAAATAAATCTAAAACAATCCATCCTGCCTTAGTTGTTTTATCTATCGCTTCCTCTGCCAACGCTACTGGTTTTTGCGTAGGGTGCAGATATTTGCTAGAGCCGTCTTTACCAACCTTCCACACGCTTCCTACTCTCTTTCCTGTTAGTTCTGCTCCACGATGCCAAACTAAAGCAGTTTCATAGTCGCTGCTAAATGTTTTTTTTAAATCACCTATTCCACCACCCGCTTTAAACCATATAACCTGATTAGTTGGGTAATCAAAAACATTAAAAGCATCAATCCATTTTGTAATAACTTTCCAGCTTGTCCATACGAAAACCCATCCATCCGAACATGCTGCAATAGTTGGTGCAATATCTAAAAAAACATCATCATTTTGCAAAACTTCAAACTTAGCTGACTTTGTACGCATATTCGATTGGTAAGTCACACCATATGGCGGGTCAGTGTGAACCATTTGCGCCTTTTGGTTTAAAAGCAGATTATTTACCGCATCAATACTTGTACTATCTCCACACATCAACCGATGATTTCCAAGTAGCCAAACATCACCAAGTTTAGTAATAGGATCGTCTGGCACATCAGGCACAGCGTCCTCGTCTGTTAAACCTTCTGTTTGCTCTACTTCATCAAGCAATGATAATTCTGTATCATCAAACCCAAGCAAATCCAAATCAAACCCGTCATCGGATAATTCACCCAGCTCTAACGCCAACAAATCATTATCCCAACCACTATTCAACGCCAAACGATTATCTGCAAGAATATATGCTTTCTTTTGCGTCTTAGTGAGGTGTTTAAGCTCAATGGTTGGTACTTCATCAAGATTTAACTTTTTAGCCGCCATAACGCGACCATGACCGGCAATAATGCCATTCTCACCATCAACCAAGACAGGCGAATTAAAACCAAACTCTTTTATGCTTGCAGCGATTTGCAAAACCTGCTGCTCGCTGTGCGTTCGTGCGTTGTTCACATACGGTATCAAATCAGCCGTTTTGCGTTGTGTAATTTCCATTTTTTACCCTATAAGGAATCTTTGCTTTTAAGCACATTCTAACCATAGCGAGTATAGTTGGCTTTAATTCGATTGGTTCATTAGCAAATTTTAACCGGTTTAAAACAGCGTTTTCAGCTTTTGTTACCGCATAAAGATTTTCGATATTCATGTTTTGTTTGTCGTTATCATAAAACCTAACAATAGTTTCACCTGTTATTTCGCCATAATGTTTAGCATAAATTAATCGATGTTTTAATTGCCAGCGTTCTTTTTTTGTTCCTGTTTCAGCCACTTTAACACGAATATACCCATCATTATCAACATGCTCATCACCTAATGGTCGAGTGTTCCATGTTTCATTTCCTTTTTTGAATCGAGTTTTTGATTCACCAGTTGATTTTTTAACGCCTTTATTCCAAGGCGTAAACCCTTTCTGAAACCGTCCACTGTTCATTTTAAAATAGCAGGAAGTTCTTTGCGTTCTGGAATGTCATTAATGCGTGTTTGTGCATCAAGGACTAAACGCGCATTATCCACAATTGTACGCGCAATAATCGTCAAACTTTTTGAGCGTTCTGCTTCAAAAGCAAGTTGCTCAACACTTAATGATTCTTCGCTCAATCTTTCCATTTGAGCAAATAAATGATTGTTTAAATCTGTCAGTGTATTTTTCATTCTTGTTCCTGTTTAAGTTAACCATCAAGTAATTAAACCATAACCCCGCATTGCAAAATTATCAGAAATGCTGCGGTAAAACTGCTCCCGTCTTTTTTTCGTGCGAGAGGACACGCGTTAAGGTTTAATTCTTCATGGTTAAACCAACCAACCCAGTTATTGATAAATCGCCATAAAGTGATTTCTGAGTTGGTTGGTTCTTTAAATGATAACTTTGTAAATTATAATTGTCAAATATTAATGCGAAATCAAAAGGTAACGGTAAAGTTACCTTTTACTGTTACCTCCACAACCTGCATGGGTGTTAGGTTTTGAGGACAAAAGTAACAGTAAAAAACAGGTAACAGTTTTTTAAAAACCCTATTCCCTATTATAAAAAATTTTATTTTTATTATTTATTCTTTTTAATTCTATATTTACTGTTACCTGTTACCTTTAGGATATAAATATAGATAATTAAAGGCTTTGAGTAGGTAACAGAAGATTTTTCCAACTGTTACCATGTGTAATTTACTGTTACCTTTATCACTTAAAAGTCATCATCAATCGATAAAGTTTCATTCAAAAGTTGACGACATCTATCATTATCAAAATCAGCGGCTTTTTTTACCCACAGTCTTTGAGGTACACCATTCCATTTAACCTGCTTATCGACTTTCATATAACCCATGTTTTCAAAAATCCTGCGCATATTCTTGTGGTTTATTTCGGGGAATTCATAATCTGAAAACGAATTATTTTCGATTGCTTTCATTAACAGTGAACTTGAAATAATACTCGTGCTGTATCCATAACCACCTTTTTTAATAAACTCAATTAAGTCTAAAAGCTCACTGCCTTTTTCTGCTGCAATCATTGAGCGTTTTTCATCGGTTATTGGCGCATGCCCATACGCTTTAAAATCATCGCTAATTTTAAAATCAAGAAAAAAACGTCTAATATCACCGCCAAAATTTGCTATTGCATTTCGTATTTTTCCAAAATATTCGTAAATATCGCCCACATCACGCGCCATGTCGTGGATGTCAGTATAAGGCGAAAAAAGTATTCCCCATCGTCTGTCATGATCGTTTAACGGCAATGCGTCACGATGATTAGTAAAGGCAATATAATTAGTTACATTCACAATTGAATAGTTATCACGATTCATGCGCCTAATATCAATGGTGTCATTGGTTATCATTGGCTTAATGGTATCAAGCACATCAAAACGGTTATGCCCAGCAACGCGCAATTCTTCAAGCACGACCATGCAGCTCCCTTCTGCCCATCCGGTAAACTTGTCTTGAAGTGCTGTAGGCGGCAGCGGCTTCACGTTACGCCCACCAAGGCAACACGCGATAACATCGGCTATGGTGCTTTTGCCATCGCCTTCAAAACCTTGTATTAATGGTGAGTGTTTAATTTTTTTTCCTATGTTCTGTGTGCTATACGCAATAAAATCCATTAACCATTGCGTTTCCTTCTCACGTTTTCCGCATAAATTGGCTATATGGTCAATGACTGGCTGTATTTCCTGCATTGCTTCAGGCGTGATTTTAGTTGGCGTTTCTGGTAAACTATTGACCGAAAATGAGTTAACGCATTGAACCCCATCAAGCTCAAAAAACTGCTGATTTTGCGGCATATACACTGCTCGGCTAAAGCAAGGGATATGATTATTATTTAACGCAAAATTAGCAGCTCCAATATTTCCACTTTCTGCATCATCCCCCATAATTTTCCGCGTAAAGTTTGCATCAAACGATTGCTTAGTTATTTCTTCTTTTGTATCGACATTATAAAAACGATCACGATCATTAAGCCATATCCAATTTTTACAAAATGCTGGTGCATTTTCGGCTAACTGACTATTTTTTGACGGTGTTAATAATTTTCGAGCATCACTAATTGAAATACCCACGTTTGCCAAAATCTTATAACGTGTTCGCCATTCGCCAATAATTGTCGCTCGTGCAATATCTGACAGACTAGTATCACTCCTTATTGCATCCGCCACACTCCCCTGCATATCAGAAACAACCGTACAATTTGCAATCAATTGTGAAAGCGTTTGTGATGCTTGCTTGCTTTCGACTTCTTTAGCCGCGTAAACAATAGAACCGGCTGTAATTTTTGCGCCGCCATTGTTTTTAAATCCATGCCATTTTGCATCACATTCGCTGCCGTCATAACTTCCAGTGCTTGACCATTCTTTCCACAATTCAAGCCCAGCAACTGCGTGAAAATCTTTTAACGCTAAACCTACTTTTATCCAATCATCATAATCATCGGGATTAAATCTTTTTTGAATACGCAACTTTTCGCGCACTTCTGCAATTTCATCATCACCTATTTGTGCATAAACACCAACAAACGGATCATCGTTATCAATAACACCAACATTTACCGGCAATGCTTTCTGCACATTATCAGGCGAAAACCCGTCAAACGTCACATCATACGCCCCGAATTTTTCAAGCATTGGCTTAAGCGACACAAGCCACGCACGAACCTGCTCAACATTAACGCTTGGTAATTCGTCAATTGTGGTGTTAATTGGCTCGTCACCTGCGTTTAAATCCCAGACATAAGGCTTTTTAGTATCTGGGTGTGTACCATACGCAATAAACTGTTGACCGTTTGCAAGAATCTCAATGGCTGGATTTTCCAGTCCATCAAACTTAAATTTTATTTTGTGCTTAGTCATTGCTTCATTAATTCTAATCAGCATTAAGCATTTAGGCTTATTGCCAAACCGAACAGGCGCAAAGCCAAAAGCCGATTGCGCACTAGCCAGAACGCTTTTAGCCATGTCCTCGTTTAATATATCAATATCAATAGCGATTAAACGATCACCCAGCACGATACCGACATTTTTATCAGCCGCATATTTCTTCCAAGACGGGTCATTTTCTCGATGTTGCCAACCGTTGCCAAGTGGTCGCTTACCATTTGCGGGCGTAATGGTGTAACCGTTTCTATCTAAATCATCATAAACGCTACTTAACATTTTTTAATCCTTTTTTAATTTTGTTATAGGTAAATAGCGTCACGTTGTCGGTTTTGCCGTTCTTGATGTTGTAGATGGTCATAAAACTGACATGACATAGCGCAGCTATCTTGCGCAATGCTATCCCGTCATGCTGTTTGAGTAAGTCTTGAAGCTCATTTATAAAATCTTGCATTTTTTCTTTACCTTTTGTTGTTTATGTTGTAAATTATATTTTACATTATAACAAACTTTTTTAAAAGCAACGGAGTTATTTTATGAACAAAGAAGAATTATCAATCAGAACCGCGTCAATATTGCGCTTGCAGCTTGAGTATGACCAACTAATCATTAAAGCAGAGTTTTTGCAAACGCTGATTGTTAAAGAGCGTTTTGCGCTTGAATCAATTAACAATCCGACTATTGAGGAGCATTTGGGCGTTGATGTTGTGGCGGTGAATAATACGCCACCACAGCCGCAAACGCAAAAACGTGAACAGGTAGCAGTTGAAAGTGAAGAAACGCTAGAAGGAGTAAAAGATTGCCTGAAGCAACTGAGTATTAAAACAAACAGCCGTAAAATATCACTGGAAATATTGCGTAAGTTTAACGTCGAAAAAACAGTTGATTTAGATCCGCGTGATTATGGCAGAGTTTGCACAATGGCGATTGAAACATTAAATGAAATGCTAAAGGCTAAAAAAAATGACAACTAAACACGCAAAATTAGGCGCATCATCGAGTGAACGCTGGATTAACTGCCCAGCGTCAGTTCGTATGTGTGAGAACCTGCCAAACACCTCGTCTACATTTGCCGCTGAAGGAACAGCCGCGCATGAACTTTCCGAAAAATGCTTAATGACGGCTAAACCCGCAGCGCATTATTTTGGATTAAAATTTAATGGTTTTGTCGTAACAGATGACATGGCTATGCACGTTCAAAAATACGTTGATTATGTCAATGCCGTTGGTGGCGTGTTGCTATTTGAGCAACGTGTGGACTTTAGCCGTTGGGTGCATGAAGGATTTGGAACGGCTGACGCGATTGTTATTGATGAAAGCAATAAAACCATTCATGTCATTGACTTAAAATATGGCAAAGGCGTTGCTGTGTATGCACGGCATAACACACAGGCGCAACTTTACGCGCTGGGTGCATATGATTTATTTGCTCATATCTATGATATTGAATTTATAAAAATGCACATTCACCAGCCACGCATTGATAACGTAACGAGTTGGGAAATTACAGTTGATGAATTGCTTGCGTTTGGCGACGATGTCAAAATACGAGCTGACGCAACACTTGACCCCAATGCGCCATTTAATCCAACTGAAAAAGGTTGTATGTGGTGCGCAGCTAAACCCACTTGCGCAGCATTAGCACAAAAAACGTTTGAAGTTGTCACGTCTGATTTTGAAATAACAAATGAGCCGCAATTACTTGCGGTTGAGAGTTTAACGCCTGAGCAGATTGCGCAAATACTCCCTAATTTGCCATTGATTGAATCATGGATTAAGAGCGTAAAAGAACACGCTTATGATTTGGCTAATGCAGATC